CTGCTCGTGGAACCACGGCTTCGCCATGCGTCGCAGGGCGGCAGTGGAGATGATCGTGCATCCGAAGTGAGCCGTGTCCACTTGCTGTACGGGGTGGCCGAACCACTCCTTCGGCACCTGCGTCGCGCCGCCTTCTGGCGGGTTGTCCAGCGTGTCGAGCAGCGTGAGCATCGGTCTGCCGTCCTCCCTCTTGGTTTGGATGGGAGCGAGTGCGTCGCACTGGAACGTCATGGCGAGGGCGAACAGGTGTTCGATATTCTCGCGGCTGACGAAGGAATCCATGTCCAGCGTGATGATGTATTCCGTGGTCGGCTCAAACTTCTCCAGCATCCGCGTGAGCACTTGGCTCCAGAACGCACCTTGCCCAAGCGTGGGGCGGATGTGCAGCGGCATCATCGCTTCGATGAATCCGAATATGTTGATGAGCGGGCCGAAGCGTGGGCCAGAGAGAATCGCTTCGCACCGCACTTCAACCGACGATCCGCCAACTTGAACGAGCATTTTCTTGATTCCAGAAAGTGAGAACGGCGGGGAGGCTCACGCCTTCCCCGCCGTCTACTTTGCTCGTTGTGTCAAGCGGATCAGCCGACAGCCTGAGTGCTGACGCCCTTGCTGGTTGCATCCATCGGGCCAGCCTCGCCCTTGCCGAGACGGCACGACGTGATGACGCCGCAGGTTGAGGACGGAGTGGCGAACACCGTGAGGTATCGCCGCTTGCCACGGAGGTCGATGTCGAAGCGGTGGGAATATCCCACCGATGCAGTAGCGGTTACGCCAGCAGCCACGGTGAAGTCCGTGCCAGCAACGAAGCCGCTGATGTTGACCTGACCGGAACCGCTCGTGTCGCTCTGAGCCACCCGCAGCACGGTGGCAGCGGTGGTCGGGGGCGATGCGGCGGTGAACGGCGAGAACAGCACGTCAATCGACGCGAACTCAAATCCGAGCGTGTCGATTTCCAGCGAGTGCGTGGCGGACGAAAGCACAGCCGCCTCGGCCTTGCTGACGCTCTTGGTAGCAGCAACGTGATTCATGGGGTCAGGAATCTCCTAGAGAGTGTGTGTCAGGATCAGCCGAACTTGAGGGCCACGACAGGACCGGCCTTGGTCGTGCTGCCGATGTCGTTGACCACCATCGCGTTGCGAGTGGTGGCGAAGGTCAGGGTCTGGTCGAACTCGATATACCGCTCGCTGGCGGTCTTGATCGAGACGGCCCGACGCTCGCCGAAGATGGCGGCTTGCGACAGGTCGCCGAACAGGGCAGCCACCGTGCCGGTCGTGCCGGTGAGGTTGGACTGCATCGGCTGCACCAGCGTGACCGGGTAGCCGAGGAACGTCTCGCCGAAGCCCGCAGCCACGTTGTCGCTGGAGTTGCCGCCAGCACCAGACGAGCCGCCGGGGAGCATGGCGAGCCGCAGCATCGCGGCACCCCAGCCAGCCGGGGAGATGTACCAGCGAGCGTTGCGGTTCCGAGCGTAGAGCGGGAGCCGAGCCAGCAGGTCGGTGAAGTTCTTCATCGTCAGGTCGCCGAAGGTCGTGTTACTGGTCGCAGTCACGACGCTCGCCGAGTAGGCCGACTGGAGAATCTTCGTGGCGATGCCCGTCACGCCGTGGTAGGCGAGCGTGCCGTCACCGATGAAACCCGCGTTGTCGAAGGCCTCGCTGAACGCCTGAGCCGTCTCGACGGCCATCGCGTCTGCAAGGTCGATCACCGAATCTTCCAGCAGCGAGTTCGGGGTGCGGTTCGCCACGCCCCAAATCTTCGCGGTGAGTTCCACGTTGTCGAACGTCACGTCGCTGGCAGTCACCTCGATGTTCTCGCCGACAGGGCGGGCCGTGAGGCCACCCGTGCGACGAGCGTAGACGAGCGTGTCGCTGTTCATGTTGACCCGCTTGGCTTGCTGCGGGAACACGCCGAACTCCTCAACGAGACGGATGATCTCGCTGGAAAGTTCGGGGCTGGTGAGGACGCCGCCGAGGCTGTTGATGCCACCGGCCTGCACGCGGCTTTCGACGCCGTGATCCTTGCACCACCTTCGCGCCTCGGCATCGCCGAACACGAAGCCCTTGATGTGCATACCGGCTCGGTAGGCACGCTCGGATGCGTCGGGGCCGGTGAACGCCTTGAGGGGACCATGCGACTTCGGCACGGCGTAGTGACGCTTCTCCACTTCCGGCTCCTTGGGCTCAGGGTTGTCGATCACCTTGGCGGGAGCGGAACGCTCCAGCACGGCGCGGAGTTCGGCGTTCTTCGCCTGCACCCGCTGGAGGAACTCGATGCGCTCGCGGAGTTTCTCGGACCGCTGCTCAAGCGACCGCAGGGATGCTTCCTGCTCCTCGCTCATGGGGGCTGCTTCCTCGCCCTCGGGCGCGTCCTCGGTCATCGCCTCCATCTCGGCGACAACGGCAGCCAGTTCGTCGAGCAGTGCCTTGATCTTGTCCACAGCGGCAATCTCCTAGTGCGATTTCGTGGCAACGCGGACGCGTCGCCTACGGTCAAAACTATTGGTCACCCCATGCACCCATGCAGATGCGATCACCTCGGCAGTAAAACACTCACGCGGCGAACCTTGTTCGCCAGCAGCACCTGCTTGTCGGTGCAGCCGCACGTGGCACAACGGAGGTACCGCGTTTGGTAGTCGCCGGATCGCTGCGATGACGCGACGGCGAGTTTGCCGTTGCGGCATTTCGGGCATGAATCGCCACTACTTGCCATGCAGTTTCATCCATTCGCGGATTTCGTTTGACTTCATTCGCACGTACATGGCGGCAGCAGCCTGCCGGTTCCGCTGCTTGCAGAACTCGTCGTAGGAACGCTTCGCCACCTTGGCATCGGCATCGGGGTAGGCCGGGAAAGTGACCGGGCCAACGTCGATCAAGGAGTCGATCTTCGTCACGGTTCTGATGCTGCGGCCTTCCTCGACGCTCCACGACTCGCCACCGGGGGCGATCTGGAATGAAAAAGAACTGCCACGCACGATGCCCGCCTCAATGTTGGCGGCGATGTCGCGACCGTAGGAGGTGTCTGGCACCGGGAACTCGTACCGCAGCCCGATCTCGTCAACGCTCATGGACAGCGTGCCGGGGTAGCGAGCGAGCGGGAAGTTTGCGTCGTGGTTCCACAGGGCACGCGTCTCCAGCGGCTTCTTGCGACCGCGACGTTCAGACACGAGGCCGAACGCGTCGGGGTGAATGCGCTCTTGGAAGTCGCCGAGGTCAAGCGAGTTCACGCCGAACTTGGCGGCGTAGCCGACGATCCACCGCGATTCGGCGGAACCTTCGTCGCTTCGGGACTCCACACGGAGCAGCGGCAGCGTGCCGTTCTCCTCCTCGTACAGACTGCGTCGTTCGATTGCCATGCTGCGATTCTCCTCGTCTGCGGCGTTCAACTGTTCCACCAGTTTGCGACTCCACGCGTACCCCGGATCGGACCCCCACAGTGCCCACGCGATGCGGCCGTTGGATGGGAATCCTTCCTCACCGGGCGACCAGCCGCCGCCCTGCTTGTCAACCTCGTGCCGGTCGAAGTACGCCTTCATCCGGCGTGCGGTGTCGGGGCTGATGTTCGTGCCGTTGGAAAGGTCGCGAGCGCGAGCGATGCCGACCTCCGTGCCGCCGCGTCCGAACTCGCTGCGCCAGTCGAGTCCCTTCTGTGCTTCGTCTCGCACTCCCTGCGGAGGCGTGAAGTCGATGTGGTCGTACTTCGCCATCGTCAACCTGCTTGTTCTGGCGGCGGGTCGGCTGGGGCAGGAGCGGCCTGCGAAGGCTGCACGCTGCCAGCGGGATTGCCAGCCACCACCCCCGCGAGGATCGCCGTGACTTGATCAGCGGAGATGCTTGGGAACGACGCGGCGATGAGTGCCGCCGCCCCTTCCTTCGTGAGCAGCCCCGCTGGAATCTGCGACAGGATCGCGATGAGCCCGTTGATCTGTGCCCCGTTGAGCGACACGTCGGCAACCTGCGGCTCCTCGGGCTGTGCCGGGTCGCCCTGCGGCTCGCCGGATGCGGCAGCCAAGCCGCCATCCACGCCTTGCCCGTCGATGCCGCTGCCGGGTTGCTGCTGTGCCAGCACGTCGGCTTCGGATGCCTGCTCGCCGAGCGTGCCCATGTTCAGCGGGCGGTAGCGAATCTCTCCACCCTCCACCGGGTCCATGTTCTCGCTGGCTCTGATGTCGTTCGTGGAAACGACGCCGATGTCCCACATCGCCCGGTTGTAGGACGCGCGGCTGGCGGCATCGCCGCGAAGCAAACCGCGAACGTCGAACTCGATCAGGTAGCGATCATCGCCGCCGAGAAGGTCTCGCATCATCGCCGTCTCAATCCGGCGAAGCAGTGGGATGATCCCGTGAGTCACGAACTCAATCTCGGCCTGCGGCGTGCCTTGCTCAAGACCGAGCAGGTAACCGGGGACGCGGAAGAGACGGGCGATCTCCCTCAACTGGTAGAGCCGCAGTTCCAGAAACTGGGCCTCGGTGTTTGTGGTCTGCGGAATGTCATAGGGTTTTAGCCCGCCCGTGAGGACTGCCGTGTTGTGCGCGTTGCCCACGCCGCCGTGCCGCCGGTCCCACTGCGACCGCAGTGCTTCGCGTGCCTCGGCGTTGAGTTGCCCGTCGGTGGACAGGACGAAGCCGGGGCGTGCCCCGGCGGCGAAGAATCGCTCGCCGTGGAGTTCGCACGCGCGGGCCAACGCGATGGCAGCCTTGCACTCCTCAACGATCTTGATGCCGTTTACGCCGTCATCGGACGGGCCGCGAATGTGCAGGATCAAATCCTGCGCGATGGGTCGCTCTTGGCCCGTGGCCTCGCGGTACTTGTACCGCAGGCTGCCGTTCTCGACCCGCTCGTTCTTCATGCGGCTGGGGTGCAGCGGCTCGATCTTCCCGGCCTTGAGTTCGGAGAAGGCGTCGCCCCACAGGTCGAGGTGCATGACCGCCTGCTCTCGCCACTCAAACGAAGTCTGCCAGCCGTTGGGCTGTGTGTGCAGTTGGCGGTACAGCGGGAGTTCTCGGGCGATCCGCTTGCCGCCACCGGGCGTCCGCTCGTACACGTGGAGCGGCAGGCTGGCAACCGTCTCGGCGCGGATGCGGGTGCAGGCAAACACCGCTGAAACGGTGTGCGCGTTTTCGGAGTTGATCCGCACGCCAGCACTGGAGCGGTCGGACGAATCTTCGTCCCACATCCGCTCCTCACCGGGGAGCCAGAGGATTCGGTGCTGTTGGTTCGGTGCGATCATATGAAGAAGATTTCGGGCGTGTCAGCAGGTTTCTGCTCGTTGCCCATCCAGCACCCTATGGCTTGGCACAGGGCGACGATTCCGTCGATGCGCTCGGTCGACTTGAACTTGCTGGGGTAGATGTTGCCGTAGCGATCCTCGTGAACGGAGACGTTGCCAGCGCACCACCCCAGCACGGGATGCCCCGCGTGGCGAATCTTGGAGTTGGCGAGCAGGTTCTCCAGTGCCTTGGCAGGCGCGCTCATGGCGCGACCGCCCTGCGGGTATCCTCTCACCTCCACCCCGTCCCCTTGCAGCATATTGGCGATCATCTGCCCGTTGAACTTGAGGTCGACCGCCAGTTGCCGCACGCTGTACTTGGTGCATATTTCCACGAGATCGCGGTGCAGGATCGTGTAGTCGGTCACGTTTCCATCCGTGACCTTGATGAATCCGTCCCGAATCCAATCGAGGTACGGCACCTTGTCGCGATGGCTGCGCTCGGCTGCGTTCGACTCGGGAATCCAGAAAAACGGCAGCACGTCGATGCTGCCATCCTCGGGATCGGGGCATACGAGAACGAGGGCGGTGAGGTCGTAGGTGGTGGCAAGGTCGAGGCCAGCGTAGACCGGACGGTCGCCAAAGTCGTACAGCGGCAGCGACCCCTGCTGCCATATTTCCGGGGACAGCCATCGCACATCGGAGGTAGTCCACGTGTTGAGCCGGTATCTCAGGAAAGAGTTCAACTTTGTTGGCGACTGCTCCGCTTCCTTGGCATCGGCAGCGAAGTCATCCGGCTTGATCGTCACGCCCCACGACGGATTGGCCTGCGGCCACACGTCAGGTTCTTTCCAATCGGCCCCCTCCTGCATCTCGTAGATGCAGGGGAAGAACGTCGGGTCGTGCTTCCAGTTGGCGGCGACGGAGCGAGCGTATTGGTACTGCTCGTAGCAGATGCCCTTGCGGTCGTAGCCTGCCGTGGTAATCGAGCAGAGCATCGGCTGCTCTCTCGCAGCACCACCGTAGCGAAGTGCATCCCACAGGCGGCGATCTTTTTGGGCATGGAGTTCATCGAACAGGAGCCCGTGGATGTTCAAGCCTTCCGCCCGAAACGCGTCGGCGGACAGCACGCGGTAGAACGACGCCTCCTTGCGGTACGCGATTGTTCGCCGCGAGTCCACCACCTCAAGCACGCGAGAGAGTTGCGGCGAGGCACGTACCATGCTGGCCGCTTCCCTGTAGACCACAGAAGCCTGCTCACGGTCCGCAGCCGCGCCGTATACCTCGGCCCCGTTCTCGCCGTCCATGACGAGCAGGTAGAGGCCGATGCCAGCGAGCAGCGTGGACTTGCCCGACTTCTTCGCAGTTGAGATGTACGCCACGCGGTAGCGTCTTGTGTCATCGTCAACGCGGAGCCAGCCGAACAACTCGGCGATCATCTCTTGCTGCCACGGCAGCAGGTCGAACGGCTTGCCAGCGAACTTGCCCTTGCTGTGACGCAGCCACCCGCCGAAGAACTCCAACGCGTGCGACGCACGCGTTGTGTTGAAGTACCAATCAAGCCCCTGCTCCACCGCTTCGCTTTTTGACAAAGGCTGCAACTGGATCTTCTTCAACGCTGTCATGGATCGTCACCTGTGATCGGCTGCTGGGAGTCAAGCCGAACTCCTGCTGGAGCCGCAGCAGGTCTTTGGCGAACGACCGCTCGGCAGTCGCCCACGAGTGCGGCTGCGACCACTTGATGCGGAGCCGACCATCCGTGCGGGTTGGGTCAATCTCGGTCTGCACGTTGTCTCGCCCCATCTGGTCGCACTTCTCCTTGGTGCGCATCCAGTTTGCCCACGTGGTGCAGTAGATGATCCACGCGTCAATGTCGGCCTCTGTGAACACTCGCATTCGCCGCAACGCGGGGACGGAGCGGTTCCACTTCTTGACGGCGAGCGGATCACCGGCAATCTCCTCGGGCGGTTCAAGGTTCTCCAGCAGTTCCGGCGTAGGCTCCGCTGCGTTCAGCGTCTCCTTGCTCGGGTTGCCGCGAATGTATTTGAGAATCGAAGGCTCGGGGGCGGGGCCGCGTTTGCCCATGTCGTGTGTCTCCTTACTCGCAGCGTATCTCACCAGTGGTTCGGATGGAACCAATCTTGTTCGCTGCTGTTCCGTCAACGATGGTCCGGTTGATCATGGGGTGATCGTCATCGTTCGGCCCCGTGTCCGAGTCTGGATGCCACGCGATCACGTCCATCGTTTCCTCGTAGGTGAAGAAACTGTGCGGCGTGTCCTCGGGGAGCAGCCACAGCATCCCCGGCTTGAGATCGAAGTCGCCGGTCGGTGTTTTGCACACACCGTTCCCGCGTGCCACCACGCCGATGCGAATGCTCGGGTGAGTGTGCATGGTCTGCGAAATGTTTTTGGGGAAGTGCAGGAAGTTGAGGCACGGCTCGCCAAGTCGCGGCGGGCAGATCAGCAGCGTGTCCGAGCAGCCGTCGATGTACCGCAGCCTGCCGCGATCTTCGACGGGGCCACCGATGGAGAACAGGCCGCGATAGTTGTGCCGCACAATGACCAGCGCGGCGTTGTCTCCGACCTTCTTGCCATCGCGTCCCACGCCGACCGACTGGATGCGAACAGGCGTGGGCACGCAGAAATACATCCCCGGCTGGAGTGCGAACTGGCCTTGGTTCGTGATGATGTAGCACCACTCGCAGGCGAAGCCGTAGACCGTGTCTGTGGTATCTTCGTTTCGGTACTCGCCAGTGCTGGGCACCATGCTGGCGGACACCGGGAAACGGTAGTCCCGAAAGTTTAGTTCGCCGGTAACGTATCCGATGCTGGCGTTGCTCATTCCGGTACCCATCCCCTGTTGAACTCGGTGCCCTCGCGGGCAACCACATCGGGCAGCCCCGCACGCTCGGCGAGGCGATCCACTTCCTCCTCCTCCATCTGGAGCAGGAACTGAACGTCATCGCGGTCAATGCCGCCGTCCAGCAGTGTGCGAACGATCTCGGCCATCGGCAGCACGTGGTGTTCGCCGCGTGCGCGGTTGTGCCGAATGGTGGACATCATGCGATGCTCGCGGTTGCCCTTGATGCGAACAATCGGCACCGTGCCGCCGGTCAGTTTTGCAACCTCCGGTTCCGCTGACACTCGCCACCTATGCTCGCCATCCACGATCACAGGCTTGCCGCCCTTGCCGTCATCGAACACGACGATTGGTTGTGTCCATCCGTCCTCAAGGATCGACACCTTGAGCAGCCGGTGTTCCGGTGGTGGCTGCTTGTTCGGGTTGTAGTCGTTGGGGGCGATGGCATCGCGGTTCACCCACTCGACTTCATTCAGCGGCTGCTTGTTTTTCACGACAGGATTCCATTCTTTCTTCGGGCTGCGATGGCCTTGTTGTTCACCTTCTGCGCCTGCCTGCCGAACTTGTTGCTGCCGACCTTCGCCACGACGCAGATAAACTTCCAGCAGTAGCCACTCAGCGGGTGCGGCTCGTCATCCGGCAGTGCATCGTTGGTGCGGCTCCTGTGCATCCCCATCAGGCTTGAGATGGCATCAGCCACCTCTGGCTTGGCCGACTCCTCAAGTCTGGACACCAAGTCAAGAGTGTGCTGCTGCCAAGTTTTTCCCTGTGGCAAGTCCTCGTCACTCAAGCCGCACGCGTACAGCCCCGTGTTCGCATACCGTGCAGCCGTTGCCGCACCGGCTACACGACCGACCATCTTCGACCACAGCCCCGGCCAGCACGTCTTGAAGGTGTGCAGCCCGCGAATCGGTTGTTCGCCGAACGGCGGCGCACAACGCTGGAGGTTGCGAGGCATCCCGATTTTTTCCATCACGTCGTAGGCACGGTTGTAGTCCCAGCCCATCAGCCCCGGCGCACGCCACACATCGTCCGTCGACCAGTCGTAGATCGGGTACGCCTTCGTGATCCATCGTGCCCCCTCAAACGCACCAAGAAAAGCATCATCCGTCACGCTGGCTGGCTTGCTGGCGACGGCACGGTACCGGCTCATGGACTCTTGGCAGCGGATGCCCATGATGACGCACACGTTCCCCATGCTCGGCCCGTAGATAAGCGGGATAGCATCGGGGATTGCCATGCCTCGCTTGAACCCCGGTAGGTCTGTGATGGCCTGCGGCGGGAGATCGCGAACCCACTTGTCTCTGTCCTCCTCGCCCCACGTGTACCAGACGGGTTGCTTCTCGGAACAGGCGTTGCGGTGTTCGATGGGGATGCAGTACCAGCGGAAGTTCACGTCTCCGCGTTGCGAGACGCGCTCCATGTACTCCACGGTGTCGGGCGGGATTGCCTCCTCGTCAAACGACACCACTTCCAGCGGCAGCGAGTTGCGACGAGTCGCCGCATCAAGTGCGATCTGAAGGCAGGCGGTCGAGTCCTTTCCACCACTGAATGACACCACCACCTTGTCGAATCGGTCAAAGCACTTCTCAACGCGCTCCACTGCCAAGTCGTAGCACGACTTCTCGACGCGGCGTTGCTTTCTTACCTTTGCCATCACTGCGACCCCCGAGAGTCACGCCACTCGGCTACCGCGAGCGCAAGTGCCTCGCCGCTCGACTCCGTGGCGAACACTTTCTTCGCCAGCCGCAGTGCTGAGCGAACGTCATGCTCCTGACCTGCGGTGAGCGGAACAGAGAACTGCACGTACCCGGTGTCCGCAGGGTCGCCTTGCTCGTCACTTTGCTCGTCGCCCTCAGCAGCGGCTATGTCGCGGAGTTGCTGACGAACGTGATCCTCGTGTTGGGCAGCGAGCATCTGCTGCAAGGCCTCGCTACTGGTGTTCACCGTGCGAAGAAGTTCGTCAAACTTGGCACCATCCGTCTCGGCCATCGCCGCCAGCGGGTCGATGGTGGCGAGAAGTTTGTCAGCCTCGGCCTCGGTAACGTCCAGCACCAGCACCGGCACCTTGGCGTCGGCGATTGTCTCGGCTCGCAGGTGCCCGTCGATCAGCATGAGCGACCCATCGGGTAGTTCGCGGGCCAGCACGGCGTCGGCCATGCCAACCTCGGCCAGCACGCCACGGAGTGCGTCCTGCTGTGCCTTGGGGTGGGTGCGCCAGTTTTTCGGATTCGGCACCAGCAGGTTGGCGGGAACACGTCTCAGTTCGCGTATGCGGTCACGGATCTTCACGGGCGGGTATCCAGAGGGTTTTGTGGCTTTTGGCCGGGAAACGCGTTGTGGAGGGCTGTGGAGTGGGGGGGCCATAAACCCCCGGCCACACGCCTACAGGGTCTACTAGTGGTTTTGCTGATTGTCGCCATCCGACGCGGCCCCCCTACGGGGTGCCTGCGGTGAATCGCCCTTGTATAAATACCCCCCGCGTCAACCAGCACGGGGGCAAAAAGTCCACGTTCATCCGTAGGCCGCAGTCTTGCGGGAGTGGCACGGGTGGCACAGGCACTGGCCGTTCTCCACCGAGTACCGCAGGTCGGGCCGCTGCACCACCGGGATGATATGGTCGGCGTGAGCCTGCCCCTTGCCGCCGCACACTTGCCCACACTGACGGCAGGTGTACTCGTCGCGTAGCAGCACGGCTGCACGCCATGCTTTGTGCCGACCATCGCAGTATCCGCGAGCCGCCGCGTTCGGTCGCTGCTCCCGCCGCCGCACCTTGGCTGTGCTTCGCGGCAAGCGGAACATCGCGACTCGTTGCGGCATGGGTCAACTCTTGAGGGTCACGGTAGCCGCGACTCCGGTGCCCGCTGCACTGCCCGAAAGAATCTCAAGGAACGGCACGCCGAACACAGCATCAGGCAGAGCGTACACCGCACCGACCGCCGTGGATGGAACGAGCGTGATGTCAGCGACCGAGCCGTCCGCGTTGTAGAGACGCTTGAACGTGCCGCCTTCTACGCTGCTGCCCCACATCTGGAGCGTGGTAGCCGAGGTGCTCATCGTTCCAACGTCAACCACACCACCCGCGAAGTCCTCAAGGAACAGCGTGGCAGCGGAAGCGGTCGAGGTGGTCAGCGTGATCGGCACTTGCCGCGAGCGGCGGCGCATCTTGATTTCGGACATGGCATCTTCTCCTGTGGTGGCACGGGTCAAGCCCGCAACGTGGCCTCACACCCAAGCCTATGGGCAGAACGGTCTAGACTTGCAGCGGCGGCTCAGGAGACTCCTCTGGCACCAGTTGCGGCACGGCTTCGGCGGCAAACTCAAGGTCCGCCAGCGGCGCAACCTCCACGCTGGCGAAGTTCGTCGCATCCAGCCGTGCGAATCCCGCCGCATAGATGCCGTCAGGCGTAATGCACTGCGGCAAGATGTCGGCTACATGACACCAGCGGCCATCAGCGAGGGCGGCAGGGTACACGGTGCAGCGAGGGTCGCCGTACCATGAGTGGAAGTTCACCATCTTCTGGGCCATCGGCGTGTCGAACACAATCGCCAGCGTCTGGAGCGTGGCGGTGTCTGGCAGCGGAGAGGCGAGGAGCTCTGCAAGTGTCATGTGCGGCTCATTGAGGCTTGAAATGCTTGAAAAATAGCAGTCATAGTTGCGGCCTGCGTTGCCGTCATCGTTTTGCCTATGCTGTACCAGTTGATTCTTGCGTTAGTGTGATTAATCGGGGTTGTTCCGTTTTGGGCAATCGCAAAAACAAAAAAAGAATGCGCGCTCGGGTAGTTCACAGAACTTGAGGCGTTAGACCCAGTGGCTACGCCGTTCCGGTAGACAGTGGGAAATGCGGCGATCAAATCGCCCGTTGCCGTAGGATCAACGCTGTCTCCTGCTAGCTCTGAGCCTATTCCTCCGTAAGCAAAAGTTTTCCTTCCGTTGGGTCTGGCATACATCGATATTTCGTTGCCGCCGGTAAACGTACCGATCAACGACCGGAAACCAGTGATAGCGGTTTCGGCTGCTTTCAATCCGCACCCAATGTGCATATCGCTGGCGGTGAGCGTGTTGGCAGGAAACCCCGTATTTAAATATTTGGTCGTTCCGTTCCCCGTCAGCCCACCCGTTGCCCCCGTCTCCGCGTAGTCGGTGCCGATGCCAACGAAGGCGTTGTTGGTATCGGTGGCCCCGCCATACTGCGTGCCGCCGAGCGACGGTCCCCGATAGAGCGGCACCAGTGCGGCGTTGAGTCCTGTGCCGCAGAACAGGTTGAGCCGGTAGAAGCGGTCGCGTAGCGATGCCGCGTCCAGTGAGTCGCACAGGGTATTCACCGCCGACGCCGTGCTGGCACTCACCGTGCCGCCGTTGGCGTAGACGCGATTGATCCAATCCTGCGCGTCGGCGTTGCTGACTTGCGGGGCGAGGGTGATGCCGTACTTTGCTGCAAGGTAACGCTCCAGACGCTGGCGTTCTGCGTTTCCTAATGCTCGCGAATACGAGATGTATTCAATAATGCGACCGGGCCAGAAACTGTTCACGCCGATATTGCTGCCAATCCAGAATCCGGGTGTTCCACCAGGGAGCGTTGTCGGCAGGGTTCCGCTGGTGGACGAAGGCGGGATCGCCGCTCCGTTGTAGTACGGCTTGATTCCTGCCGCCACGCTTCCCGCAGTGCCATCGTAGACTGACCCAATGATATTAGTGCCGCTGGTGAGTAGCCCATAGGTCGTAGACGCTACTGCCGAATATGCGCTCGCCCCACCATAGAACCGGATTTCGCCGCTGACGGTCGCAAAGAAGGAGTCGCCGCCGCCTGCGGTGACCCTGCTAATGGCACTTGCAGCCGGACTGCTCATGGACGCGACCACATATCGCGTCAATCCAGACAGGACATTTTCGGCGTTGTACGAAGCGATGGACAAACTCTGCGACGAACCGTTGAACGCAAGAGCATTTCGCCCGTTCTGCTTGGTCGCACTGATCGTCGGCCTGCTTCCGCTGACCGATTGCGTAACGTGCCTCGCGTTGCCGCTCTTGTCAGCCCAGTAGCCCACCGGATCGCTCGTCGCGGTGGCGGGAACGTGGACTCCGCTGATGCCCCACTTGGCGGCGAGGTAGGCTTCGACGCGGGCACGGTCTGCGGTGGAGAGTGCGGTGTTGAAGACGACGATCTCGGCAATGTCGCCGTTCCAGAATCCGTAAGTCCCGCCCGCCTGCGTGCCAACAGACACAGACGAAGCGACGTTCTCGCTGCTGCCACTTGCCATGTATGTGGCGTCAGAGGCAAACGTGGCACCATTTCGCAAGCCAGTGAGTGATTGGGAAGTGTGATTGACCGACGCCGTCTGGATGAAGGCAGCACCGACCGACAGGTCGCTTGCTGTTCCGGTAACGCTTTCCAGCGTGTCTGCACTAACCCGCCGACCGCCCATGAACGGCCTGCTGTCCTGCTGCCCAATACGAAATAGAACCGTTGCCCCGACGCCAAACGCAAGACGCTCACCAGCCGCGACCGTCGCCGTCCGCAACACCGTGAATACGGTGTACCCGGCGAGGTTTCGGATAACGTCCTGTGCAGCCGTGTTGCCGGTCAGGGTACTGGTGCTGCCATTGAATGTCACTGCGCTGCGGCTGTTGATGGCTGACGCCGTGAGCGTTGGCCTCGCGGTGCTGGTTGCCGTGAAGTCTCGCCCGTTCCCGCTCTTGTCTTTCCATGTGCTGACCGCCGTGCCATCCAGCGTCATGCTCGCAGCCGACGAATCCGCACCATCCAACCACAAGGCGCACCCCGTAATATCCAGCGGCGAACTCACCGCCGTCACCGGCCCCGCGTCGGTGGTGTAAAGCGTGTCGGCCGAAGAAGCGTCAAGCCAGAGGGCGAGGCCGCTGATGGACTTCGGCGTGAAGTTGTTCGCGGGGCGAAGCGTGCGTGGTGACAGTGGCATCAGTTCTGGCCTTTCTCCACCGCTTCCACGCCAACGTGAACAGCACTTTTATCCACAACGGTTGCCCGTGCAGCAGCAACCGCAGCGGCAGCGCGAGCGGGTTCTGTGGCAAGTCGCTGCGGGTCAGCAGAAAGCCACACCAGAAGCGAGATGATCCACTGCCACAACCAGATCATCACTTCACCTCATTCAGTTTCCGCCACACGAACATGACCAGCAACGCACCGACGATTGAGAACACGAACCCGGCTGGTCGGTAGTGCGAGCCGGTCAGGATTGAACCGACCAGCCCGCCCGCGATGCTCCCGACCACGCCGATTCCGATGCACTGGAGCCGCGAGGTTGACTTGGCCTCGGGCCACAGCCACTCGGCTGCGGAGCCAGCGAGGAAACCGAACACCAGCCACACAAGGAGCGAGATCATTACCAGCCCTCCGAATGACAGATCATTGAACCGTCGCCGTGCCGTGCGGTGTACTTCTGCTCAACTGGTTGCGGTGCAGGCTCGGCAAACACCGTGAGCCACAGCCCCATCTTCGCAACCCTTGCAAGCAATCTGGCGATTGGCCTGTCGCGTTTCGGCACGAACGGGTTCACGGGGTCGAATCCCGGCACCGTGGCGATGAGGTAGCCAGCGACGAGGCAGGCGAGGCACGACAAGACGAGGGTGCGGCGGTTCATTGTTGGATCGCTCACAGGGCAAGAGAGTGAATGAGTGCAGAGCCATCACCACTGACTGCCGCCGGTTCCGGCTGGAGCCATTCAGCGTGATTGAGGTCGCGGAACTTGAACTCAATCCCACCGATGGCGAAGGAGTCGCCTTGCCGCAGGATCGTTTCAATGTCAGCCTTGCTGCACCAGAACGAGCCCTCGGGCTGATCCGCAGGCCAGCGCGGCCCACGGACCCACGACTTGCCCCACGAGTTCAAGACCAGCACGCCATCGGGCGTGCCATCTGTGTGATTGGCGGCGAAGCGGATAGAAATGCAGCACATGCAGTGCGACCAGTTGCCGCCCCTCGGGAGTGCGCCGAACTTGTCACGCGTGCTGGTCGCCTCAAAACCGACGTTGCTGCAAATCGGGACGCAGTAGCCGCTCGTGATTGCCGCTGCCAGTTCATCCCATGTCGAGACTTGAGCCACGGCGATGGCTCGCTTCTTCGCAGCAGCGACGGCCACCTCACGCGGTGGCCCGTAAGCACCCCACTGGCGAGACAGCGGGATCGAGTACGTGGATAGGTCGAACGCCCCGACCTTCTCGCGGAACAGGATGCCGCCGACCTCTTTGTCTCGGCACCGCCCCGCGACCCAGCGTGCCGCAGCACCGCCGTAGGAGCCATCAGAGAATCCGGCGTTGGCAACGGGCGGCATCCTCCCGAACGTGCGGCTCCCGCCGTAGATCGGCTCGGTCGCGACGATCAGCGGAGGCTTGGAGAGTTCGCCCTGCTTCCAATCGACGCACTGCCCGATGTAGGAGCCGACGCCCCATCCGAACGACACGCACGTGCCAGCAGAGCCTTGGTTCCATGATTCAAACGGCGTGCCGTAGACTGCACGGTGTGCCTCGTCGGCGTACCTGTAGAGGAACGTGTCGACTCGCTTCGCGTTCTCCATGCAGTCGCGGCCAGCCTGTGCGAACTTCGGCTCGGCCAACTCCGCAAGGAACTCCCGCGTGCCCTCTGGATTCGGGACGTACCCGTAGTTGCCCTCAAGCCTGTCGGCAATCCTGCCGACGTACCGGGAAACCACGGTCCCGAGAACTGCGGCGAACACCACGAACGCCACCGCCGAGACAGTCCACTGTGTGTCACTTCGCCGCATCGCTTGCCGCCCTCCCGATGTCGCGGTAGGCCGCAACCCACGCCGCCCGCTGCTCTGCCGTCAGCGTGCCGCCATCGGTGCCGACCTTGGAGTCGAGGTAGGCCGCGATGATGTCGCGAGCCTTGGGCTGCCGGTCGCCGATGGAGATGCCACGGCAGCGAAGAACCCGAGCCGTCTTGCGAAGTTCGTCAACAGCCACGCCGCTCTTGAGGTACCGCTCGGCCTCTGGCTGCGACCCGTCGAACTCGATTTCATCCGCGAGTTCATGGCACAACGCTCCTACGAGGCTGGCATCTTCCGAAGCCGTGGACCCGAGGAACTCACCCTTGAGAGCGAGTGGCCCGCTGGCATCGTCCGGTACCGGCGGCTCGTCCCGCCGACCGTGCGGCATGAGCAGCAGTGCCAGCACAACGAGGCCGACGGCGGCTAGTTTCTTGGCGTCTACGTGTGCCGACACCGACTGCCATGCAGCCTTGATGCTCGCCACGTCAACGCCAAAAAACATCGCCGCAGCAGCGGCGACTAACAAGATCGAAAGCATAGAGGGCTCCTCACTTTGAGTGTGGCGGTTGGTCGGCGTCACTTGCAGAGTTGCCGTTCAGTTCCCGGTTCAGCCAGTCGTAGATGATGGAGTAAACATCCAGCGTGCTGCTCACCGCGTCCTGCCTGTCTAGCCTGTAGGGGTAGGCAAAGTGGTCGCTGTCGAGGATCGCCCCCGTCCCATCGCACCGAAAGATCGACACGTACTTCCGCGAAACGTCGATCACCACCCTGCCTTCCATCGGGTTCACCACGTTGACTCCCGATTGAGGTCGTAGAAAACGTCCCGCAGTTCCTCTGGTGTCTCGACCGGCTCCATGCGGAACGCCGTCGGCTTCGTTACCTGCCGCTGGAGCCGCACCTCGTCGGTCCAGTGAATGGTGACGCACGTGGCACGCTCGGCGACCATCGGGGCGAGGTTGAGGCTGGCCTCGCTGGCGGCGATCTCCTCTGGCGATGGCCTGTCGCAACGCGGCGGGCGAAACCGTAGTCGCCTGTCGTGCCTTGGCGGCAGCGGGATCACTCGCTTGAGCCGAATGATCTGCTCGCGGGTCACGGTCCAGAACGAACAGATGGCGGCATACGATGAGTGGCTGGCCCACTGCACCGTCAGCGTTGCGATGTCGATTCGCGAGGTATCACCCGCCATGCCTCGCCTCGTCTGGACGCCAGAACGACACGCAGCGCATCGACGGGTTCAAGGCAAGCCGCGTGTGGCTGGCTCCGTGGTAGTAGTCGCCCACGTCGAAGGACACCGCGACCTCGATACTGCGGTGGAAACAAACGTGCTCGCAGTCATCACCGCGATACGTTCCCTCCAGATACCGCCCCGCCCGGTAGATCGCCATCTGCCCGAACGCCGACCGGAACTCTATGGGAGGCGATCCGACCGCCGGATGCCAGTGGTGGAACCACTGCTGATCGCGTTGCTGCCAGTGGTTGAGCCGTGCAGCAAAGGCGTCGTAATGAATGCGGTGCTCGCCCCACTCGCCCCACGAATACGCCGCGAGGCCATAGAGGCTGCTGTCCCGCTCCAGCCACGCGACCGAGTTGGCAACGCCGTCCACGCTCCAGCCGCCCCACGGGTCGGTGTCGAACACGATCACGTAGTCGGGCTGCCTGCCGTTGCGAACGAACTGCTGACAGGCCCGGCGGTACTCGGCCAGCGCGTGCGTCCGCACCGGGGCCGTCGTGAAGTTGAGGTGCGGCCTGCCGTTGTCGTTGAGGCTCGCGTGCTTCTGCTGCCCATCGCTCCACGACTTGAGCACGTCCTTCGTGCCGTCCGTTGAGTCGTTTTCGTAGATGAACGCCGACCACTCGCGGAACATCGCCCCGGTCTGTTCGACCAGTTCCAGCGTGCGCGGCAGCCACGGCATCGCGTTGCGGCAGATGGCGACGAAGGCCACGCTCTTAGAAGCAGCACGACGTCGGCCGAGGTTCACGTCGCTCGCGTACTCGTTTGCGAACTCCGCGTCAGGAGGAAGCAGCACGTCGGGATTGTGCCGCTCAATCTCGTCAAGCGTGATGGTGGTCATGCCGCTATGGTGAGCGGCGTGTCAAGCAATCAGGCCGCCAGGATCATACGCGAACGTGTTCGCTTTTCGTCGCTTTTGACATACGTTCGGGGTTTATGTCGCTGGCGGCGACAGCCTCTCCAGTAGTGAGCGAAGCGTGGCGGCTGCATTGTCTGCGCGGATGTATTTCATTTGTTTCGCCGCCCACCCAATCGCCTCGCGCTCCGCGTCGGTGAGGCGTACCGTTTCGCAGGCCACTAGTGAACCGTTTCGCAGCCGCTCAATCTCGGCAGCAGCCTCGTCCATGATGTCGCTTGCCAGGACTGCCTTGACGGTGTGAACCCACGCCCGCAGTCGCTCTACAATGTCAGCCTTCATGCTTTTCCTCGGGCCATTGGTGGTACACGAGGGACCCAGTGCAGCGGGTCGTGGTCAACTCAGGGTACGCATACGTCCCAAGGCAACTCAACTCGTCAGGCCCGCGAACGCCTCCAACCGTATGGACGTGCTTTGTCTTGATCGACAAGGCAGGGTTCACAACCTCGATGCCAGCGTTCATCGCCTCGCCCGCAATCGCCTGATCGCATCCGATGTACCCAAGAGCGGTGCGGTCGCCGACGCCCACGAGGTCGCCGCCGATGAAGGCCCACACGTCCTGCGATCCGCTGTAGAACCGCCCGTCCCGGTACTGCCCAAGCATTCGCGGCGTTGAATCGTTCTCCCACCGCGTCAGCGTGACGAGCCTGCCCTTGCGGACGAGGTACGGCAGGAGTTTTGCTGACTCGTCAAACACGATGTCCGCGTTTGCCAGCACGCAAACACGACCGGGATACCGCTCAGCACAGGTGCGAAACACATGGCCGTACCGCAGCCGACCGGTGTCGCTTTTCATCGGCTGAAAATCTTCGAAGATGCCGAGGTCGCCGTTGGCTTTCACGCACGACTCGATCTCAGCCAGACGCGATTCGTCCTGCGGTCGGTAGGCTTCCACGATCAAGATCACAGGTATGGCTCCACTTCCGTGAAGTCGAGCACCGGCCCGCCTTCAAGATCGTCGGCCGTCTGCGGAACGTGGTGGTACTTTGCGTGCCACTCGGCGTTGGCAACGTGCGTGCCTCGCTCGGCCCCGATGTTTTGAATGCGGCTCACGGTCGGGAACGCTTCCCACCTCGGCCCGCGCAGGACGTGATTCACGATGATATCCCACGACGGGCCATCTGTGGTTGTCCAGCGATTTGCCATCTGATGCCAGCGGTCGCCCCACGTTCCCCACCCCCACGGCGTGAACCATCGCCGTATTCCGCACTCGCCAATCTTGCCGCTGCTCGACTGTTGATACCCGCTGACCGTGAACACTTCGGGTCGGTGACGATAAGTGTCCCTCGCCCACGAGAACCAGAGCAAAGCATCGCGGGTTGGTACGGTGTCATCCTCAAAGTGAACGTGAAACTCGGACTGCATAACCTCAAACCCATACCGCAGGCTGGTGTAGATAGCATCGTTGCACCCTGCGTGACGGTCAAAAACGAGTGATTCATAGCCATACTTGGCCGCGATGCCTTGGCTTTCCTCAGTCTCGTCGCACGGGTCGAGCAGCACTACCACGCGGCTGCTTGAGACGCCGATGCACCGCGAGACTGCTTGACAGGTTTGGTCAAGGTAGGCCGGTCGGTTGTAGCCGCTGATCGTGATGTTCACCAGCGAACCCAAATGGCTGCACCGTTGCGGACAAGCGAACTCTCCCACACCAGCCGCCACTCGGGAGAGTGTTTCAGTTCGTAGTGAGCGCGGGCGCACTTGTAGGCGTGATGCACGTCATCGAGCATGAGGCACCGGCAGCGGTCCTTCGCCAACCGGTAATCGTCATAGCCAGAGAACTCGTCGCCATCGACCAGCACAACGTCGAACGACTCGCTGGTGGTTTCAAGGAAACCTTCCCGCCCTTCGTGGTAGTAGGCCAGCGTCGAATCCCACCACCCTCGCACGGCTTCGCAAGGGTAGCGGAGGTGGTTGTGCGGCGACAGCCACACGTCGCCAGCAAACTCCGCTGGCGTGAACGAGTCGAGCGAGATGGACGGCTGGCGAACTGGGACAACCCACGGCACCGCAGCCACGTTCGCAGTGAGCGCGTTGAATCGTGCCTCGTCTGTTTCAAGGCACACCATGCGGGGCGAGCGGGCATCGCTCAGTGCCGCGATGAACACCTGCGTCGAGCCGAGCCCGTCGAAACTGCCGATCTCAAGGACAGACCGGAACCCGGCAGTGCGAACCACAGCGGTGATCGCCTGCCCGAACGCATCGCCCTGTGTGATCTCGGCAGCCATCAGCGTTTCGCGCACCATGCTACGAGGAGTCCGTTCCAGTACCCATCCACGTCGTTGAGGGAAGTGCTTTCGTAGGCCACGCCGGCCACCACCTCCACCGAACCGACGTTCGCAGCAAGTCCCGCATCGTTGCCGCTGCGAACCTGCTCCCACGAGTAGTCATCCACGATGTAGAGGAACCTGTCATCGAGGTGTGGCAGTGCGATGGCAAGTTCTCTCGCGTGATCTTCCTGCGAGTGCGAGCCGTCGTACAGGTACACGTTGAACTTGGTGCCGCCGAACACATCGGCTGGCATGGGGGCGAAGTAGTCGAAGTCGTGGATCGTTGCTGGCAAGCCGAACCGTTCAACCGTGGCGGACAGGCGTTGCCGCGTGTCTCCGAACTCGCTGTGGTTGTCAACCAGATGGATGCACTCCACGTCGTTGCCGTAGCACATCGCCACGGCGGTCGATCCGAGGAAGGAACCGACCTCAAGGATGCGAACCCTCCCCGCCGCGTTCACGGCGAGGTTGAGCAGCAGCCTGTTCTTGGCCGAGGAGAATCCCTCGACTGCGAGAACGTCGTTCCACGTTTGCATGAAAGCCTCCCCGCGTGCGGGCTCGGCTGGCGGGCTTGGGCGGCACCGCCAGCCGAGCCGCAGCGAATCACTCGTACCGGACCACGGCGACCCAGCCGCGACGAGCGGGGCACCACGCGGTGCCGATCTCGCGGACTCGTCGCTGCCCGTAGAAACATGAACGCCGCACCGCCGCGTCAGGCGAAACGGTCGAGAAGCCGAGGCCTTCGTAGCCAACGCCACGCCGCCCGCAGTGGGCGAACGTGTTGGTGGCTGCGAGTTGGTCAGCGTGTTCCTGAGCGGACACGACGGTGACGTTGACGTGCGGCTGGCGAACGATGCCGCATCGGCCGGTCATGCAGATGGTGGTGTCGGCAGCAGCCACACCGGACAGCAGGAGCAGGGACAGAATTATGCCACGCATGGGACTTTCTCCAGAGGGACGGCACCAATCCGTTGGTGCCAAACACGGACACACTATCGCAACTGTGTCAACCTTGCCAGCAGCCACGCCGCAACAACCACCGCAGAGATGAAGAACACCTCTGGCATCTGGTCAATGGTGATCCACAGGTCGCTCACCTATCTCGCTCCTCGCGGGACGGCGGCTTTCGGCTGCTGCTGAAATGGGAGTCGGAATACATGGGCGGCGTCCAGCACTGCACCTTGCGGCCTACGAGATTCAGATGCTTGATCCGCCGCCGCACCCACGGTGAACTTCGCAGCGATGCCCTCGACAACACCTCATCTAGAACCGATGGAGCGCGTGGCTCCCGGCCTCTCCTGCCCATGATCCGGCTCCTTCCGTCGCATGGTTGCACCAACAAAAATCCCCAACGCAAACGTCAGCGATTGGAGGATGATTCCGCAGCACACACAGCACGCCTGCTCGATGGTCATCTGAACGAAATCTCCTTCTGGCTCACGATCCCATCGGCGTCCTTGCCGACCATCACGTGCCACGCGTCCTTGTATCGCTGAATGTCATGGACAAACACCGTGCTTGCCATCGTGCTTGTGTTCCGCGATGCCGCCAATGATGACGCCGGGACGATAAAGAGTTCTCCGAACACGCTTGCCGCCAGCACGTCAAAGTCGCCGACCGAATACGGAGCCATGTGCCCGTTCTTCAAGCGGAACCTGCCTGACTTGGCATACGGGTAGCACTTGGCTTGCACTCTCAGGTTGTTGGCGATGATGTCCACGTTGCCGCGACCAGACGTGCGAGATGCGGAGATGCCGCGATCTCTGCACATCTGCACGAAGTCCTCCTCAAACCTGCGGCCTCGCTTGCCCGGTGGCGTGCTTGCATCCTCAAGCATGGCAAGGCCTCGGCGAATCATCTGGATGGCTTCCGACAACTCCATTGTGAAGCGTGCTACGGTCGCACCAGCCCTCCGTTGCCAGCCTCATCGACCACTTCCACGGCTTTCACCCGCAGCGTGTTGGCGATCTTCTCGGCCAACGCCAGCGGCTCGTCATCCTCGTCGGCCAGCGTTGAGGCACACATCGCCAGTTCGTCGGCGTTGCCCTCGCACATCTCACACAGACCTTCGTCTGCGTCGATCCACAGGCGGATCGTCAGTGGGCCAACCGTGACCTTCCGCATGAGTTCGTAGCACCGCATTCGCTTCCTCCTTGCTTGTGACCACGTGGCACGGGGTTCCTCCCCGCGTCTCCAGTTCGTTCATTCGCCGCCGCTGTATCTCGGTTGGGTGCTTGCCCGGTTGCTTGACCTCCAGCCACACGGCGTGCCCACGCTTGAGGCACAGCAGGTCGGGCAAACCGGCCAACTGGTACGGGCCTCCGTGAATCTTGATCGGCATCCAGCCGAGTGATTCGGCCAGACGAATGATCGCCGCAACGATACTCGACTCGCGGGGCATCCTGTCCCTCGTTGTTGGTACGAGCGAACAACGTAGGAGCAGGGTCGCAAGTCTGTCAAGGGGAGATCGCGGCGAGGTACGCCTCGATTCTGCCTCGCAGTTTTTCGTTCGTGTCGCGCATGACCTCAAGGTACTTCCTGCCGTTGGGCTCAGCATCCGCTTCGGCCAACGTCATGCCCTTGAACCGGCCGAACTGAAACCGGAAGTCATCGGCGTCATCGTGTCGGTGCTGCATCGGTGCTGTCACAGCAGGCACCCTTACCATAAGCCCGCAGAATGCGCAGACTACTACGTCCTCCTTCGGGCCACGTCGCTGCGCGAACTCGCCGATCCACTCCCACAGCGTGGCGTGGCACCTGTGGCACGGCTGGCTGTGCGGGTGAGCGTCGATCATGCCAGCACCTTGCCGCGTTTGCGTGATGCCTTCTTCTTCTTCGACCACCGCTGCTGAATCAGCAGGCACGCTTCGGCGATTTGATCTTCGCTCGGCTCGTCCGACTGACGCCCCTTGGCTTCCGTGGCTCGCCGCAGGTTCGGCATCGTGACTCCGTTGTGGCACGCCTTGCAGTGCGCCATCTCGCCGTAGAACTTCTCGGGTGACTTTGATTGTCCGCACGTTGAACATCGCTTCACAGCACCTCCATACACGGCACCGGCTTCCCGTGCCGCGACTCGTTGATCACGTAAAGGTTCCTTCGCGCCCGCGTCACGCCGACGTAGGCGATCCTCTGCTCCTCGTCGTGTTGGTCGGCATCCTCCATGCCAGCCTCAACCCGCTTGCCGATGGTGGTGAGCAGTGCCACGTTGTCGGCCTCCATCCCTTTGACTGAATGCACCGTGCCAACGCGGATGCGGCTGCTGGACGCGAGGTCTGCACCCCACTTCTCGGCGTGCCGCCGCCACTCCTCGCCGCGATCCACGAGGCCGCACCACCTGCCGCTGCGAATCCACTCAACCAGCGACTCGGTTGCACCCACTTCCGGCAGGTCATCGGGGAAGATCACGTCCCAATCATCCACGTGCTTCTTGCCCCACCCCGTTTTCGTGCCACGGGTGAGGATCGGCGACTTGTTCTTGTCGGTTGTGGGAAGGAGTTCGATGGCACGCGACCACTCGGTGCCGGTGATGTGCTTGCCCTTCTCCAACGCGTACAGTGCGGCGAGCCCCTGCCCGCGAACCGTCATGCCCTCTGCCTGCTTGACCCATCGGGCTGGCTTGCCAGCCGCGTGAAGCGTGGCGTACAGCCGCGTCGCCTCGTAGTTCGTGCGGGCGATGAACAGCCAATCCTCGTCGGGCCTCGCGCGGATCACGGGCAACTCGACTTCGCCTTCGTAGATGCGGCCTTCGTGGTCAGCCGGTGCCACCTTGCGGTCGAAGTACCCCTTGTGCATACGCCGCAGGCACCGCTCGCCGAGGGCGAGGATCGGCGCAGGGCATCGGTACGACTTGGGCATGATCCGCTCTTTGTCGGCGGGCCATCCGAGGAAGCATTCCGCCGAGGAACCAGCGAAACCGAACACGCTTTGGAACGGGTCGCCTGCGGCGTAGCACCAGACAACCGACTCCGCTGACACAAGCCGCTTGCAGGCGGCGTCGAGCAGCGGGCTGGCATCCTGTTGCTCATCGAAAATCCACGCCGACACATTCGGCAACTCGCCCTGCGGTGCGGTGCGGCTCACGCCGTCCATCGGGCTGCACCAGAATCCCGAGAACCGCAGCAGCAGGTCGCAAAAGTCCAGCCGATCCTCAAGCCGCTTCGCCAGTTCGTACTTCTCGGCAATACGAACAGCCGCCGCGTAGTCGGGAACCTCATCATCCAGCCTGCGCATCCTGCGAACGACTTCATCAAGAGGCTGGAGCGTGTTGCGTGCTTTCTGCCAGCACGTGAGGGCGGCACCCTCCTGCCCGCCGATGAACTTCTGCTGCCCCGTGTCCTCGTCAATGCTGGTGGAAACCTTGACGCCAAGAGCCTTGCTGATCCATTCCGTGTCGTTGGGAGCGTTGCCGATCAGTTGCCCCTTCTCAATCCCGAGGCACCGCTTCGCCGTGGAGTGGACGGTACGGAACCAGCCCTCCCCGTCGAGCAGCGATGGCGGGACGTTCCACGCCGCTGCCGCCCGTGCCACGGCTTCGGCCCGAGCCGCCCGCGTGAACGATGCGAACCCGAGCCGCAGCGGGTCGCCGCCCAACTTGGGCAACGCCGCCTCCATGATGCGAAGCAGTTCGGTTGTCTTGCCGCTTCCAGCGGCACCGATCAGTCGTGCGATCTTCAACGAATCCCCCCTTGTTAGGAAGTTAGAATAGGCAATCTGGCTGCTGAATCGACCTGTTTCCCAAAAGTTCTCACGGCAAAAACGGTTTTCGCGTCAGTTTTCGCGGCACGTTTTCCGCTTGTTTTCAAGAGCGGATCGCACCTTGCCGGGAAAACGACGCGCCGCGAAGCCTATCGGGGCACGTTGCGTTTCCCATATACATAGGGGCGGTCATTCTTCCGGCGGTCCCGGCTGCTCGGCACGCGTGCCGCTGGTGGTCAGCGTTGCAGCCATATCCTCCAGCACGGCGAACTCCCTCCTAGACCACACCACATACGATCTGCGGGTTCCCCCGAGGTGCCGGTACTCCGAGTGCCGGAAGTCCTCCGCTGCCCCCATACGGGCCAGCAGACGCCTCTTGAGGGCAAGCCGCTCACCGTTCTCCACCCGGTGCTGCCGCTCAATGTCCTCCCACACTCGACCCCACGCGAACCACAGCGACCCATCCTGCCGCCACGCCGCCCGCCCGGTCGGGTCGGGCACATCGTCCTCGCTCGGCTGGGAGGCTTGAGCCAGCCTGTCGTACAACCACGAGGCGAGCAGCACGTACCGCAGGCTTGACGCTCCCGGCCACTCCTCCCCCGCGTTGTCCAGCAGTTTGGCCTTCACGCCGCGAGCCGTCCGCTTGGTTGCCCGGTCGCCCGCTGCCACGTTGTCGCGAACCTTGTACCCGCCATCCCAAATCTGACGCCACCGCTTCGGGTCATCGTCCAGCATCACTCGCCCGGTGGCTGCGAGAACCTGCGCTGCCACCTTGGTGGCCGAGCGGTACTGATCCACGGTCAGAGTCACGTTGCCCGTGCGGTCGGCAGTCATCTCCCGCCAGTGCGGAACGTGCAGTCGGTACTCAATCGGGTCGCTGTGAACGATGGTCACGCTCCACTCGCCCGGCCCCCACTCGGGATCGCTGTCGCTGTCGGGTGCCAGCGGTGCGAACGACAGGCCAACCTCCGTGAACACTCGCTGCCATCCGGTTGCCGCCAGCCCCGGCTGGCGAGCCGATGGCACCGCTGGTGCCTGTGCAGTCTCTGCCACTGCGAGGGCTGCCTCTATCGTCACGCCAGCCGCACGATTCTTCCGCACGAACCCGATGGCCGAGCGGTAGATCGCCACGCACTCGGCATCATCCAGCGGCGGCTTGCACTGGAGCGTGTTCACCGCCCGAATCTTGAGCAGCAGGTCTTGCTGCTCGCGTTCGTTGTCGAGGTTCGGGCCAGCACGGAACGCCTCGGCGCACGCGAACCTGTGCAGTTCGCTGTTGCGTCCGCCGCTCTGCACTGGCCGGTGCAGAACTTCGCGAGCCGGGGATCGCGAGATGGCACGCGTCTGGCCCGAGCCATCGTCGTTCCACAGCAGGTTCATCAACCGCTCTGGCAGCGGCTGCGGGTCAATATCATCTGGCGACATACCGGGCACCCACTGGTAGGCGCACCCTGTGTGGTGCGTGCTTGGCGGGATCACCGATTGTGCTGCCCTGCCGCCGTTGCCGAGGCGAACCTCGATCCCCATGACTTTACGCACGGCGACGGCTGGCAGACCATCGCTCCACCGGAACAAGCGATGCGGCCCGCGACCGGCTTGGTATGTCGGCGTCCAGATTTCTCCGAGGCCGAGTTCGTTCCACGCCGCCTTGGCATCATCGCCGTCCAGTTCAACGTCGATGATCCCCGACTTGGGGCCGAGCAGCAGGCCGACGTTCACTGGCCTGCTTCCCTCAAACCACGACAGCACTTCCTCCTCGTCGTTGGTCGCCGAAAGGTGCCACGCTGCACCGCCACTTGGGTGCTTGCCCGGTGTGCCGCAGTCGTTGCCTTTCATGCAGGTGCAGACGCCGCGTTCAACCACGCCGTACAGCGGCACCAGATGCCAACCGTGGCGGCAGTAGGAAGCAGCCAACACGTTCACGCCGTTCATGACTCGATCTCCGTTTGTGGTGTTTGGAAAACCTCCCGCCGCGTCTCCACGCGGCGGGAGGTACATGGACCGACGAGCCGATCCTTGACTACGCCGCATCCTGCGGCACGTCGATCTGCGCTGCCACCCGCGAGAGCGGGTTGGTGTAGAGTTGCCGCACGATGTCGCCCTCCTCCTTGCTGATCGCACCGAGGTACTTCGGAACGATCTGCGAGTAGGGCTGCCCTCCCGCGTTCTCCACTCGGTCGAGGGTCAGGCTGACCATCGCCCGAAAGTGCGGCACCGCGAGCCGCTTGACGAACGGCGTGACCGTCTTGAGGCTGCCCGGTCCTGCCGTCACCAGCAGCGGCCACGCCTCGTCGGCACGAAGGATCGCCAGCAGTCGGCTCTCCTTGCACCGCTTCCCACGACCGGACTTGCTGGTGCCGTACTGGTTGTACGGCAGTCGCTTCCAATCGTAGGTCCGGTCACCCGTGCGGCACGACTCCAGAGCATCGGCGTCGAGGTCGCCAATGTCCTCGTTCACCCGCACCGCCGTATCCAAATCGAACGACACCAGCACCGGGCTGGCCTTGCCCTGCGGCTCCTCGCTGCCCCACAGCGTGCCACGCACGCCGTAGTACACGAGGATGCCGTCGATGGACTTGGCACTCTGCTCGTTGTTGCCGCTGTCCGTCCACGACCAAACCTTCCCGCCGCCCGCAGGCGTCGAGACTCGCGGCAGGTCGGACGCCAGCAGCGTCTCTCCCGGCCCGAGGTTCGCCATCAACGCCTCGCGGACATCGCTGTCCGGACGCAGGGCGAGGAACTTGGAATCAGTTCCGACCGTCATCTCTCCACTAGGTGCCATGCGACACTCTCCTTTGTGAATGAAAACCGAACCATCACTCAACTGCGAACGCACACTTGTCCCCGTCCTTGTCATACGCGACCAACTTGGCCTCGTAGTGACCAGCCGCCGTTGCAAAACGGAACAGCGTCTTGACCGCCTTCTCTCCAACCGTGAAGTAGGAGCGGCCAGCCGTCTCGGTTTGCAACTCCGAGGCAATCAGTTTCACGCCGACGCTGGCGGGCACTCGGCGAACGATGAAGTAGAGATGCCCCTTGTGCTTCTCAAACTCCAACGCCACGTAGTCCCCCGGCGTCCACCCTGCGGCGATCAGCACGTCCCCGGCGAGCCGGATGGCGATGCCGATTGGCGTGCCCTTCTCCGAACGCGGCGCGACCACGAGGTCCGCCGTGGTGCAGATACGGCCCACGCCGTGAACCCTGCCGAACGTCATCTTGAGCCCGTCCCCGTTGGACGTGTCGAGGCCATTCGTTCCGATCATGCTGCCCTGCCTTTCTGTTTTTGGTGAATCATCCAAGCGTGCGGCTGGACAGCCGCACTTCGCGAAACTCCCGAACCAGCCCATCGAACGGCGTGCCAGCAGCAAGGCCAGCATCCGCCGACTCGGAGTGATCGCGGTGTTCCATCAGCCACGACTTGAGCGTGGTGGTGTTCACCGCGATGAGGTCATCCAACCCTGCATCCTTGGCTGCCGCGACCACCGCTTCGCGGTTCTCGGTCGGCACACTGACGGCGAAGAACTCGCGTGTATACCACGACTTTCCTGCTGCCCGCACTCCGTCGAGGCCCGACGCTGCCAGCAGTTCGACGGCCAACTGCTCGGCCTCTGACAACTCCTTGCTCACGATCTTCGCCTCGCTGGTAAGCCGATCCTTCTCGGCCTGCAACTCGGCAACCTTCTCCAGCATCTTGCTCAACTGCTGTTCTTCGATCATGCCACTTGCTCCTGTCTCGGCGAGAGTCTTGTCAGCACCGCGTCCACGACATCGCGACGCTCCCTCAGTGCCGCATACACCTGCTCATCCACAGTCCCCTCGCACACGAGGTGGTAGTAGCGAACACATCGCGTCTGGCCCGGTCGCCGCAACCGTGCCAGTGATTGCTCGTAGTCGCCCAGCGAATAGCCGAGGCTGTAGTAGAAGGCGTATGCCGCACGCGAGCAGTCGATGCCCACGCCGCCCGATTGCATCTGCACGCCGAGGATCACGGCGTCGCCATCCTGCCACCGCTCCAAGTCCTTCCGCTCGCCGCTGACCTCGGCGTACTCGCGGCCCAACTCACGGGCCACGGCAGCAACGTCCTCAAGGTCGGTTCGGAAGCGGCAGAACACTACCACAGGCTCTGTCGCTGGCAAGTCCTCAAGCCTGTCCTGCAACGCCATCCGCTTGGAAGGCGTGCCGTCGATTGGCACAGAGCCTTCCGTGCCGTCGATTCGTGCATACCCGCCCGTGGCCTGTGCCAGCCGCAGCAGTTTAGTCAAGGCGTTCGCCGCTGTGACGGTGCCAGCACCGATCTCGGCAGTCATCTCGGCCTCAAGCCGCGAGTAGAACCGAAGCACGGCTGGCGAGAGTTGAACGGGGATCGTCTCGTGAATAGCGTCGGGCAAGTCCAGCACCTCGTCGGCAGTGACACGCCACGAGATGGAGTCCAGTTTGGTCGTGAGTTCTTCTTGGTTCCGCCACTTGCGGACCTTGGATGGGAACCGTGGGTCGCACTCGGCGTACCTGTTCCGCATCCGGGTGAACGACGTGCCGAACAGCGACGAGTCGAGGAACCGGCACTGCCCGTACAGGTCGAGCGGCGAGTGAGGCATCGGCGTCCCGGTGAGGCAGACCCGCTTGGCGTGCGCCTGCTTCGCTGCGAGCCGTGCCAGATACCTGCTCGCCGTTCCGCCGGGTGACTTGATTCGGTGCGACTCGTCCAGCACGATGGCCGACCACTGAATGGACTCGATGGTGGGTGCGAGTTGCGACCGCCACACCGACTCGTAGTTCACGCAAACGATCAGCCGCTTGCCGCTCGCTGTGGCGAGTGCTTTCTGGAGCCGCTCGGCTCGCGACTTGCCGGTGCCACGGGACAGGTCGAGAAACACCAGCGGCATCTCCTTGGTCAGCAGTGCCAGCAGGGCGGTAAACGTCTTGCCCGTCCCCATGTCCATAGCCAGCATCCCTGCCGCTCGCTCGCCGAGCCACGTCGCTGCCAGCAGTTGATGCTGCCACGGCGTGAAGGCTCCGTTGGCAACGCCTGCCACCACCTTGCCCCACGCGGAGGCGACTGCTTGCGGGCAGCACACCAACACGTGCGGCCTCTGCTTCATCCGGTCGAACGAGTCATGCCACGCCATGCGGCACCTCCTCCGTGGTGAGCGTTTCGTGCAGGATTTCGTCGCGGAGTTTGTCCAGCCGTGCCTGCGATATGCCGATCAGCACCGCCATCCGCTTGGCCGCATCACCCTTCGCACCGGCCTTGGTGAAGTGCCACCCATCGGTGAGTGGCGACAGCGATGAGCCGTGTCGCACCATCTGCACCCCATCGACTTCCACGTCGGTGAGCGTGCCTTCCCACAGGTAGTAATCGCACTGGTTGTCGAAAACGTATGACTTGTAGACCTTGATTGGCGTGTCCATGTTTCCCTCGGTGGTTGTGCCGTTCGTTGAAAAAGAAACCGGGGCGGGCGGGAGAACGGAGGAACCGCCCGCCCCGGCGAGCCAAGCCTTGCGGCAAGGCTCTGGCGGGGGACTAGACCGCCATTTCAAACACAAGTCTCTCGGCACGAGCCACTGCGGAATCGTGCAGTGATCGCACCACCCGATCCATTTCCGATGGCGAGCCGCGTCGAGTCTTGTCGTGCTGCACGTATCCCTGCACGGCGTTCCACGCCTCCCATCCCGACACCACGAAGTCGTTGCCGATGTCACCGCGACTGGACTGAACCCGCTCGCGGAGCAGGCGATTGAAGATCGCCTCGGTTCGGTTCTTGTGGATGGTCAGCGAGCGACCGTCACGCTCACCCGGCTCACCGTACACGGCGTTGAGGAAGTCCACCATCCGCACGCGGCGATCCTCCATCTGCCGAACGACGAGCGACAGGTTCTGCCACCCTGCATCAAGGCTGGCGAACGTCGTGCGAAGTTCGTCCATCCGCGAGCGGAGGTTGCTGTTGTGGATCACCGACACCGTGGCGGACGAGACGCTCCGCAGCCGCGACAGGTTGCGGCACAAGTCACGGAACAGCCCGACCGTCCCCGTGAATGAACCCATGCCACCGTATGGTGCGTCGAGGATCAGTCGCGGGAACACGTTGTCGCTGTTCCCAAACACCGCAAGCCGGTACTCTCGCGACGGCTGCACAGTCACGTAGTGGCCGTCATCAAAGTGCGTCTGCACGGCAGCGGTTCCGCCGAACACTGAGCCAGCCGCCTCCACCAGAGCCAGCACGTCCTCGGTGGTGTGCGGCACGTACCTGCCGGAAACGGCCCCGGCGACGCACTGCCCGCTGTCGCTGCGGAACAGCCCGTAGTGGGGAGTCCGCATCCCATCGGGGCCGGTCAGCGGGAACTTGTCCACGGTGAACGGGAACGCCGACCGAACCTGCTGTGCCACCGCGTTGTCAATAGTCTCGCTCATGGTCATCGTCTCCTTGGTTGTTGGTTTCAAACCTACTCAGTCCGTCTAGTCATCGCTGCGGCGTTCGCCGCAGCACCTCAGAAGGATATCGCTATCGGCCTGCCCCGTCAATAGGGTTGTCAAGATTTTTTTTCGTTGCGGCTCGCGGCTCGCGGTGCAGTTCCTCCTGCTGCCGAATCACTTCGCACAGTCTTTCAATCAGCGTGAGCGTGGCCTCCACCGCAGCAAGGTTGTCGCCAACCTTGGTTGTCTGCTGCGTTCGCTGGTCGGGACGCGACAGGCTGTTGATCGCGTCCTTGATTTTCTTGAAGTCCATCCGAGTTGCGGGAAGCATGGCCGTGTTCTCCGTTGGTGGTGATAGTCCGAACAATCAACCGTTGATCTCTTGCGGCAGCGAGCCGTCGTTGCAGAACTGGTACGCCGACTCCAGCAGCGACGGCAGCAGCATCGCCTTGGTCATCGAGCAAACGCCGAACCACTCCAGCCGCGTGGCTGTGTCGCGGAGTTGGGCAAGCGTGAACACCTTGCCCGCCACGTGGTGCCGAACGCCGTAGTCGGTGGTGCCGCCAGCGGTCATCCGCTGGAACACCGGGGCGTGCGGCCCGCGAATGATCGCCTCAATCCGCTCGCGGAAGTCGCTGAGAATCTTTTCTTCGCAGTGCATCGTCTCGTCTCCGTTGTGGGGTGGTGGTTCAGCAGCCGTGCATCTTGAGGTTGGCAATCCAGCGAGCCTTGCGGGGCGAGGCCTTCGCGACCTTGGGAGCGGCTTGGCTGGCACCGTGGAGTTCCAGCGTCTTGATCCAGCGAGCCTTGCGGGTCATCTTCTTGGCGGCGTTCATCGTTCGTTCTCCGGGTCGTTGTCCTGTCGCGGTGTCCGCCGCGTCATGTCCCTATGATAGCATATCGGCGGTTGGCGTCAATAGCCTGCACAGATTTTTTTTGACCCCTGTTTTTCAAGGGTCTAGAGCATCTGGTCATCGCCGGGGTCCACGGGTTGGCCTGCCGCGTTGACCGCGAACGTGAGGGCCACCCGGAACGGCTCGCCGAAAACGTCCTTGGTCACGACGCACGTGTCGCACTGGAACACCGGCATCCGCTCGCCTTCGCATTCCACGATCCCTGCGGCTTGCAGTTCGGCACCGCACGTCGGGCAGTGCCACACAGTCACTAGGTCGTTCGTCATCGCAGCCCCCGAGGGTTGAAGGTGGTGGTCGCCACTCCGCACGACACAAGCCGTGCGGAGTGGCGGCACGTGGATCAAGCGTACTCAACGATCTCGCCGTTTGGCAGTTGCTGCACGACACCGGGCAAGCCGTGGATCAGCGATGCAAGGTAGAACGCGTCGCGAGTCTCGCCCACGTGTAGCGGCTGGTTGTTCGCCCGTGCTGCGATCAGCCGGTCGGGCCACAGTGCCATCATCGCGAACGGGTTGTCGCCCATCGCTTCGGTGCAGGCTCGCTTGGCACGTGCCATCGGCTTGCCGGGGAAGTCGCGGATCATCGCCCCCAGCACTTCGGAGTCGCAGTCGGTGAGCAGGTCAAGCCGGTGCCGATCAGCAATCTCCTCGTAGTGGCCGATCACTCCGTTGTGGACGATCCACGAGTCGCCACCGTCGTGCGGGTGGTTGTTCGTGTTGGTTCGCGGGTCGCCGTGCGTCGCCCATCGGCAGTGCCCGATGAGCAGCCGTGCGTCCTTCGCCATTGCCAGCAGCCCGAGCGAATCGGTGATCGCCCCCGGTTGCTTGTAGGTCCGCACCTTGCCAGCACCATCGACCCACGCCATGCCCCACGCGTGCGGGCCTCGCCGCTCTGTCACTGTGGCGATCTGCCGCAGCGTGGTCAGGTTGATCCGGGTGTTCTGCTTCGCAACGAATCCAAAAATGCCGCACATCGTTCTGTCTCCTATCGGTGGTGTCTCTTGAGTCCTGCCGCCAGCGGCAACGTGCCGCTGGCGGGTTGGTCGGTCGCCCCGTCTCAGGGCTGCCGGTCGTACTGGTTCGCCAGTTCCCGCATGATCTTCTTCGTGGCCTTGATGCTGGGGATGCCCGGCCCCTCGATCACGCCGAGCGGGCTGCCGCCGAACCACTTGAGGCTGGTGAACACGCGGGCCACTTCCGCCCGGCCCTCCTTGAATCGGCGGTTGAACCGGCCGGTGCCCGCGTCGAACTTGCAGGCACGCTTCGTCGTGGTTGCCTTCTGTGCCAGCCCGACGCACAGCCGAACGTAGCCAACGATCTTCGTCGCGTTCAGCGAGCCGCTGAACGCACGGAACTCGGCGGTCGGGTTGTGGCTGGTCAGATTGACCACGTTGTATCGGTAGTGAGCGGGACCACGGCTGCTCGTGAGCGCGTTGCGAGCGTTGCCGAACTGCTTCACGCTCTGGCACCAGCAGGTGCCGTAACGGCTGCCGACGCCACGCTCGCGGTTCTTCGTGCCGGTCACGGCGTAGATGGCCTTTTCGTGGTTGGCTACCAGCGACAGCAGCCGCTCCACAGCCTTCGTGTTCCTCTTGTCGAATCCAACGTGAACGTGGATGCCGCAGGAGTCGTTCACCTTGCCGCCACGCCGCTTGATCTCGGCGACCACCTCGACCAACTGGCGAAGTCCCTCGGCACCCTTGAGAACCGGGCTCACGAACTCGCAGCCCTGACGGCCACGGGGCGGGCGGATCGAGGGGTCGCCATCGGCGAGCCAGCCAGCCGGGAGCCACGGCACTTGGATTCCGCAGCCGTGCCCGCCGACGTGGCAGATGCCGTAGGGGATGTGCGTCTCAATCTCAACTCCAAAGGTGATCTCGGCAGCGTTCATCGTTCTTCTCCGTTTTGGTTCTCGTGTCGCGGTGTCCGCCGCGTCATGTCCCAATGATACACGTATCGGCTTGGGGCGTCAATAGGCTGCAAAGATTTTTTTTGACCCCTGTTTTTTAGGCATCGCTACCGGATCACCCCTAGAGCCGCGTCTGCCAGCCCGACCGTCGCCGCCCCCAGCCGAGCCAGCGGCCCCGTTGTCGGGGCTGCCAGCGGCGGCGTAGTGGCGTAGACGGGGGCTGGTGCCACAGCCTGCCGATGGGCAAGGTCGATCACGGCGAGCCGGTGCCGAGTCTCGACCAGCAGCGAGCAGGCCACAGCCATCGCGGCGATGAAGCACGCGGTGCGAACGATGTCGCGGATCATCGCCGCAACTCCGTGATGCGATGGTCGAGGTCGGCGTTGATGTCGCGCAACCTGCGAGTGAGAAGTTGAAGCAGCATGATCTGCTTGTCGCGTTCCTCCACAGTCGCCCGCAGCCGGTCAAGTTCCGACGTGTTGCGGTGTGCCTCGATCATTCTCCTCATCCATGCGATCATCGTGTCACCCTATCTTTCCGTAGACGTTGAGGAACTCCACCAGCCCGACCTTCGTTCGCTCCGCTTCAAGCACCCTGACCTCGTGGCTGTCGCTCAACTTGAGTTGCCGCAGACGCTTCATCGCCTTGTTGAACGTGGTGAACCACTCCTTCGTGATTCCGCTTGGCGTGTCCTCCTCGTGGTACGAGATCATGTAGAGCGTTGTCTTGCTCATCGTGCGTCCTCCTGTTGCTGCTCCCGCTTGAGTGCTTCGCAGAACTCCCGGTAGAGACTTGCCGACCGTTTGTAGAGTTCCGTTATCTCGGCATCCGCCTTGCTATACATCGCCAGCCACGCATCCGACTCCGTTGCGAACAGCGTGTCACTTGGCACCGAGGCGTTGCTGCCTCGATACAGGATCATCGTCGTGCCTCGTTGCTTCTCCTCCACGACTTCCACCCGCTGCGGTGCAGCGGTTCCGAATGTAGTCCACATCGCTCGATCCTCCTTGGTGATTGGTGCCTCGCCTCGCAGCCGTGCGATTTCCAGTGCGGCACGGGTGATGATGGCGTAGCGTGCGAGCAGTAACAGCGTGTCGAGTGCGGGGCAGGCCTCGGCGTTCGCGGCCATCATCATCATGGGGTCAGGTCGGCGTGGCATGGTTCGTTCTCCGTTTGGGTTTTGGCTGCGGTGTCCGCCGCAACCGGGTGAAGGATAGCACAATCGACGCGGGGCGTCAATAGGGCTGTTCGGAAACTTCTCGCTTCGTCCAATCGTTGCCGGGAATCTTGTCCAGACCGTCCACGTCGAAGGCCTCGTAGACCATCACGGTCACGGTGCTGCCGCCCGGCATGGTGGCCTCGGTCACGACGCGAGCGTACTCCGAGCCCTCGTAGTGATCGAGCCTGCTAAGTTGTGCCTTCGGCACCGACCACAACTCGCCGACCACTTCGCCCGCGAACTCGTTCAGCACGATGCCGGGGTAGTGGCCGAAGTCGTACAGCGTGCCCCTCACCGTGGCTCGGCTGCTGAGCAGGATGCCGCCGAGCAGGTGAGCGTTGGACGGGCTGGCATCGCTCCGCAGCGTGCCGTACACGAAAAGCATCACGTTCTTATGGATCATCGTCGCGTTCTCCGTTTGGGTGGTGGTGGTGAGTCAGGTAGCCGAACTACGGGCCATGATCTTCATCGCGGCTTGGTGAGCCTTGGTCAGCGAGTTGGCAAGCCGCTCCATCTCCCACTCCAGATCGATCAGTTTGGCGTAGGCCTCGCTCTGGTCGAGGTTCAACTCGCTGGCAGTGACCGTGTTGGATGCTTCGGCAAGTGCCGCTGAGAACACTCCGTTCAGATCGCACAGCGTGCTAATGGCCCGGTACTTGTGATCCGCGATCAGCGACTTGGTCTTGTCCATCTTGGTGTTGCTTGTGGTGTTCATCGTCGCGTTCTCCGTGTTGGTGGTGTTGGTGGTGAAGTACGGTTGGTTGGTTAGTTGAAGTAGACGATGTAGAGTCGGCCCTGCGGTTCGCCGTGGTTGTCGGTTTCGCCGCTCATCACTTCGACCGCGATGTTGTTCGGCCCAACCTCGGCGACGTGACCGGCTGCGACCAGCCGCTTGATCTTGTTGATCTGCCGAGTGATCGCTGTCTGGCTTTCGCTGTGGTTGCCGCAGCAGCCGCAGCAGCAGCGGCGAGCCTTGCCGCTGTATGAGCCCACTGCACCAGTGAAATCAAGGATCGCCGCGTTGGTGATCGTCTCGGGCAGGTTGTTGATCGTAGCCATGGTCGCGTTCTCCGTTGTTGTCGCCTCGCGGTGTCCGCCGCGTTGGCCTGTGTATGATAGGGGTATCGGCTGTTGGCGTCAATAGGCTGGAGAAAAAAATCTTTTTGCCGTCTTTCTCGGGAAAAACGCGGGTCATTGGCGGGGCGGGGGGGCGGAACCGGTCAGCACCACCTCCGAATCCGTCTCCAGCCACACCTTCGCCCCGCAGTGCAGCGGGCAGTCGGGCGAATACACGACGCGGCACGGACCCAGCACCTCGACGGAGGTGGCGTAGGTGTTCGTGCGGCCTTGCTTCACGGTGAGAACCGGCTGCCGGTCGCCCGTCTTGCCGTTGCGGCGGATCACGTGTTGGTTCACGTGGATGATCGTGCGTGCCATGAGCCTATTGTGGCACCAGCGTCAATGTCCCTTTGATATATGGACCCCATTGGCACCAGAGGGTACCCAAAAAGTCCACGTTGATCCGTGTTCCCAAAAGTTCTCACGGCAAACGAGGTTCTCGCGGCGATTCTCCCGACGCAAAACACTCGCACCCGCAACGACTTACGACGCCTGCCGTGAAAACGGGACGCCGCGAAGCCTCATCGGGGCTGTCTCGTTTTCCATATACATAGGAATCACTTCTTTCGTCGGCGTGGCTTCTTGCCAGCAGCGATCCACAACGGGTTCCCACTCGTCTCGTGGATATGCGGCTTGAGCAACGCCAGTTCGGTCGCAGCCACGGCCACGATTCGCGTGCCGTCAGCCAAGATGCCAAGACCTTCTGCCTTCGCGATGCGGCGAACTGTTGGCGGGGAACACCCCAGCCGCTTCGCCGCTGCCTGCATGGACAAGTAGACCACTGTTTCATCTCCCGTGTGACCGTTCTACATCATTCCTACGTCCATCGACTCTCGCAGTCAATAGGCATCCGTTCGCGATTCGCGAACAGGCGAGGAGCGGCGTGGGGAAAGGGAGAAAACCCACGCCGCTCAACCCGCCGTCCGGATCATGAATCGACTCGACGTGCCCGCTCGACTGCCGCCTCGCCCTTCACTCGGCTCAACTCCGCAAGCAGTCGCAGCACGTGAGCCGCGAGCGTGCCAGACGTGCCGGTATAGGCACCGCTGAAACGACGAGCAGCCAACTCGCACTCCAGCAGGTAGGCGTCCGTGAGCGGATCAGCCATGATTCTCCTCGCGGAACAGCACCAGCGAGAGCAAGGCGTAGGATGCGAGGTCAATCAACGTGTCCTCGACGCCTTCAAACTCCAGCCGACCGGTCGCGTTGAACGTGGCAAGCCGCGTCACCTTGTCGCTGAGCCGCACCATCGCCGCACGCCACGCCTCGATGCCCACGAACTTGGCACCGTTCCTGATGTTCGCCAGCGGATCGGTGCCCGATGGGCAGCCGTAGTCCATGCTCTTGCTGGCGTGCATCCGCTTTATCTCATCGCACAGGTCGAAGAACGCCTGCGAGGTGGGATGCACGGGTCGCTGCTGATACGAAACCTCGTCCGAAGTTGCGAAGGGCATAGGTTCCGTAACATCTTGAACCAAATCTGTTTCACTTTGCACCGCGTACCACTCCTCATGCGGCCTGCCAGCCGCTTGGTTGTCGAGTCGAACCTGCACAGCAGCACGGAGCAGGTCGTTTGCATCCTCAATGTCGGCGTTCATGCCTTTCCCTTTCGTAGATCGCGGTCGCAGTAGATCGGCTTCGCCATCGTCACCTCGTGCCTGCCGTGGTCGATGACCAGAGCCGCCTGACAAGGTGCCTCATAGGATGCCTTGATGCGGGTAGCATACGCCGAATGTCCAATCACGCTACCGTTGCTCACGTACCGTCCAGCACGGAGCCAACTGAACTGGTGCCAGTGCCCGAAGCAGGTCAGGTCGGCACGCTCAATCGCATCCCACGCGGCGATTGCCTTGTTCACGGGGATCGTGATCCCGCCGATTCCGCCTCCATACTTGACCGCGTGACCGTGGTGAAATCGCACGCGGAACCCATCGAGGTCAAGGTAGTTCAAGTATCCCGTGCCGACCTGCCATCGCACGTTCTTTCGCGTCTCGTTGCCAGCCAGCGTCAGATACAAGTGCTGCTCAAACGAGTGATCCATCTCCGTACCGATGCGGAGTTTTTCTGTACTCCTGCCGTGGTTTCCGCTGTTCGTTGCGACGATCACCTCGCTAGCGTTGTCAGCCACCGCGTCGATGAACGCTCGCAGTCGCTCGCCAATCCACCGCGTCGCAGCCAGCGGAGCCAACTGAGCGAGTTCAGCGGTGTCATCGTGAATGTGACCACTGATAAAGTCGCCGCCGAGCCACACCACCACGCGGTCGATGCGAGCGAGTTGCCGCTCGTGATCGAGCAGCGTGAAGAATCGCTCCTCCAACTCGTTGAGGCGTGCATCGCACACGTCGAGCGAGTAGTCGTTCAGCCCGTTCACGGTGTCGGGGTCGACTCGCTCCTCGCAGTGGACATCGGAGAGCAGCACGACCATCGTGGCGGCGTGTTGCGTTGATCGAGTTTTTGCGACAGGTGCGGAGCGACGTGTCGCTTGGATACCCTTGAGCGAGAGCAACGAGTCGGCACGCGATCGCTCGGCATCTACAGCCTGGAGAGCGGCCTTGTAGCGGCCTTTTAGCGTCGCCACCTCGGAGCGGAGCCGTGCCAGTTCGGCGTCAGCGGCCAGCCGCGAGGCGTCGGCCACGGCTTCCGCCACGGCGGCGTCTAACTTTTTTGCAGCCATTCTGCGAACTTCTTTTCCTTGACGGTTTTGAATCCTCGCGATTGGCACTGTTCAGAGAGAATCCTTGCCATAGCAGTCTTAGTCACAGGGTATCCGCCGTTCTGCCATGTGCGGCGAATCTCCAGAAGTTCCTCCTGTGCATCTTTAGGCAAGGAATCCCACCATCCGACTCTCTTGTGTGCTTGCACTGCGTTCACAACAGCATCAAGCAAACTACCCTTCGCCATCTTTGGCCTCCTTGTAGTTCAACATCGTGAGGACTCGTCTCTGCACCTTCGCGAGTTCGGTGATTGACTCCTCGGAAATGGTCGGGCCGAGGACCGCGTGGGCAATCTCGTGGAGGATCGTCTCGAGCCTCTCGCCGCCTTTGAGCTTCTCGTCGATCAAGATGCGAGGCCGCTTCGCGTTGTCGAAGTACGTCCAACCAGCCGCGTCGCCCTTCAACTTCGTGAAGCGCAGCAGCCACCGCTTCCCGTCGATCTTGACGTTGTGATCCTCGGCCACTGGCGAACTCCTTCGCCACGACTATGGCAAGGCTGTCAACCGCCAGCCCTGCGGCACGCGAGGAGCACCAGTTGCCGAGCGGCGAGGTCAGTCCAGGGCAGAATGGTGCGTCCGTCCGCCCACCGCTTGCCGTGCTCTGTTCGCATGACGCCAAGAATCTCGGCCATGCCATCGTCAGACCTGCACCACTCGGGGCCGAGCGAGTCCATCTTGCGAGCCATCGCGTTGCATGAGCACGTCGGCGTGGACTCGATGCCGAGCCAGTCCTTGAGGATGGCCTTAAGTTCACGACCGCAAAGCACCGGAGCGTCCAAGATTCCACAGAGTCCAAGTTCCGCCAGCATCGCATTCGCAGCGTCTCGCAGCGATCCGACAGGTGTGCATCCTCCCTTGGCTGTCTTTGGGTACGCAGCGTGGTCAACGTCCACCTCAAATAACTGCCCGCCAAGGTGATTGGTGAGGCACGGCTTAATTTCCTCAAGCGTGTGGCATCGCTGTGCTGCACGGAAGCAAACGTCAAAAGCGCGCAATTTCATGGGGCGATTACTGCCGTCACTTCCGGCGCGGTGTATTTGCAAGGATCAAAGCACCCTGTGCCGCCGCAGGTGTCATCTGTTGTGAAAGTCAGCAATTCCATAGAAACGTCTGGCTCGCTGCCGTCGTAGCACGCCCGAACCCAGCAATCGTATGTTTCAACAACCGTGATGGCTTCCACGCCATAAAAGTTGCCGTCACCAAACTTCTTTAAGCCAACGCCTTCGAATGTGCAGCTAATGATGTAGTGGCTAACGTGACCGCAAGGCCCTCCTTTTGCGTCAGCCTCAAGAATCGTTACCGAAAGACTTTTATTGGTAGCTTTGGTGTAGCTCTCTTCCTCGCCATAACGCCCAGTCGTATTGCACACAAACAGGTCAATGTTTTGGGTGGCGTAGTAGGCGTCCTCTATACCTTGCAGGCCGCGTTGTGCCGTCAATCCGCACCACTCAAACACAAGAGAGATGCTTTTTGCCGGGTCAGGCTGCGGGAACTGCGTGCCCGTGCATTCCTCGTTTGCGTTGAGAACACGCGGGTCGGTTTCATCGCAGCAGCATACACTCTCTGCGACGCAAGTTCCGCTTACGCAGGCACACCCATCCGGGCAGTCCGTCGAAGTCTCGCACGCTCCGCTGCACTGCGGTACGCAATTGCCGTCAACGCAGCGGCATCCTTCATCGCAGTCTGTCGAAGTCTCGCACGACCCGCTGCACGGCGGTACGCAATTGCCGTCAACGCAGCGGCATCCTTCATCGCAGTCTGCGGCAGTCGAGCACGACCCGCTGCACGGCGGTGGGCAGCACGGGCAAGGCATCACGGAGTCCTCATGCGTAGGAAGGCAGAGGTATATGACGAAGATATAACTACTGCTGTCGCGCTTGACGTCGACAAAAATATGCTTATCGAGCAGTTAGCAGTGTTGATAGACCCCGACGCCGATACACCAGTCAGAAATGATAGTGATTGCGTCTGCGTTACAAAGACCGCTGTGGCCGTTTGCAGCACAGGCACAACGAGCCACCAAGACGTACCTTCCTTGCCGACGATGCAGTTTTCGGGCGTTGAGTGGTTGTGAGTAATCGGCCACGAAAGGTTCGTCACCGTCTGCGTGGCGGTCGGCGCGTACTTGAACGTCACGACCTTATTGGAGTTGATCGCCCACGACCCTGAGAACGTCGCGGCCCGCACCTGCTTCGGGACTTTATCCGTAAACCGCTTGTCAAAAATCAGCGGCGCGCCTGCTGAAGGCGTTGTCTCGGCACGACGCACCACGCGAGCAACCCGCTCAGCGGATTCCTTCGTAAACTGCACGGCGTCAAACGGGCCTTTTGCTCGTGCCATGCTTAGGCTGGAACGTCTGGAAACAGTGACGAGAAGTCAACCTCTGGATTCACGCGACGAGGCAGAATGTCAGGGCGACCAGCGACGTTGATATTGCCGCCAGACAGAGCAACGGGATTCGCAGACGCAACCCATTCGCTATTCTTGAAATCAAACACCATCGCCCGACGCTTCTCGCCGCCGTCGATGAAGTTCCAGCCCACGTCGGGGAGTTGGAGTCTCCATCCGGTCTGCCGATACATGAGTTGGACCGACGTTGCCCAGTACGAAATCACGTTCCAGTTGAAGAAGGCCACCGTGTATTCAGCGTTTACGCCAGTGATTTTCCACGTCCACGTCGGGCCACCAAACCACTGCGCGTTGTTGATGCTATTGGTGTTAGCCACCAGCGATGTCGGGAATAATGCGTAGTTTTTCTTCATCGTGGCCTTCGTCATCGTTTCTTCCGTGACGAGCCCCTCGAAATAGTCAAACGCGGAGTTTGTAAGCGGATACATCGTGCCATTGCCGCTGCCATCTGGCGGGTCTGGGTAGTAGAACAACGCCGGGACTTGGCCTTGCGTTGCCTCAAACGACCACTGTGCAGCCTGTGCAGTCGGCGTCAGGAGGTCGTTGGCCGTCAGCAGTCCGTACTCGGCCACAATCTGGACGTGATATGGGGAGTCGCCGAAGCGTTCGGTGAGTGTGTATTTCCTTAGGCCGAGCGACGGGTACTCAGGGTGCTGCTGGCCCCACACCGAAAGGCTGGTAGCAGCAAGAATCTGAGTGGCGACTGTCTCAACAGGAGCCGCAGTCAGCGTGTCATCCGACAACGTGCAGACCCACGACCGCTTCGCAACGCGGTCGCCCACGCGGTCGATGTCGTACTCGCGTGCCAGTTCGGTCGTGAGGACTACGCTCGTTGCCATTATCGCTGCCCGAAGGATGAGTAGCCGACGATGGCTACGGGTTGGTTGAAGTAGTTGGAACTTGCCTGCGCGATGCCGAGAGCGATGGCCTCAAGGTACTTGGTTTGCAAACGCTGCTGGATCAACGCTGGGTCTTGCCCGCCTGCGATGGTTTGCAGCACGAGGCTTGCGCCTTCCGTTGTTCGCACGTCCTGTGACTTGATCGTCTGCGATCCGAGCGTGTTCAACTTCGCAAGGCGTTCCTCCTGTCGCTTTGCTTCGGCGGCTGCGGCCTTCTGCTGCTCCTCAAAAATCTTGTTCTGCTGCTGTGCGTATTGCTGCTGCGCCTTACTCTGATCCGCGATCTGCTTTTCGGATTGCTTCTTGAACTCCTCGCGTTGCTTGAGCGCGCCGCTGGCGATGTCCCGCTCGGCGGCTGCTGCTTGATCGAGTTGGGCAAGCCGTGCCGCACCGGCGTTCACCGCCTCGGAATCGTCGGCCTTGCGTGCTGCTGCGATCTCCTCCTGCACGCGAGCGATCTCTTGCTCAATGGCAAGCAACTGCTTCTTCGCCTCGGCCCGCTGTGAGTCACCGCCGACCGATTGCAGCAGCAGGATTTGATCGACCGCCTCGTTGACCTTGAGCCGTTCATCGGCTGCCTTCTTGAGGCCCGCGATCTCGTTCTCGTACAGCCGCTCCTGCCGTGCGACCTCGCGCTCGTAAGCCTCTTCGCCAATCGACCCACGCTCTGCGAGTTCCGCCGCTCTGTTAAGCCCATCGGCAAGCCGCTGCCCCGCTGCCTGCCCCGCTGCACCGAACTCCTCGGACTTGACGATGAGCGAGTCGAACTTGTCGGCGGTCTTGTCGAACGCCTCGGCGTACCCCTTCTCAAAACCTTGTGCCACGGCCCGCTGCTTCTCGGCGAGGTCGCCTTGCAACTGCTGGAGGTCGAGCAACTGCTGCCGCTGCTCGGGCGTGAAGTATCCTTGAGCCGCCGCCTCCTGCCGCACGCGGGCAACCTCGCGCTCCACCGCTTCGCGGTCACGCTGAACGGCTCGCGTCTTGTCCATCTCGTCCAGCAAAGATTCCGAACGCTTCCTGTCATCCTCGATTTGCTTCTGCCGCTCGGTGTTCGCCTGCTTGATCTTTTCGATCTGCTTGTCGTACTCGCGATTGGCTGCCGCGACGCCTTGCTCCAACTGCTTCTCGTCAATGATGCCAGCAGAGAACTG